CAGCTCTAGCGGTCTGTTATTTTGTTTAAACTTTTTGTTTGCAAACTAGACTTTGTCGAACCCCTTGCTTACAAACCATTAAACAATTTATATCTCACTTACTGCCCATATTAGAGTTAGCACTTTGTTAACTTACAAAGTTAAATAGACAGTTGTCTATCGCTTCGCAAGGAGCACTCACCCTCTCCCTCAATCACTACTAAGTGTGCGAGAGAGATCCAAATTTTTAACATTTTTATAACTTGGTTTTGTTTCATCAGTCTCACAATATTTTCTGTCCGACAAATCCAAGTTATTCAAATTTATAAGTTTTTAAATTTTTATTTTTGGAAAGTTGTCTGACTTCCCCCGGAAGCCATGGCCCGCCAACGTGAGGCTACTCGCGCCAACTTGTTGGTGCGAGTGGTTACCATGTTAGGTAACCTGGTGATCGACCCTCTGGCTGACCTGGACCCCACCCACCCGGACATCCTAACCGCCCGCGACATCAGGGAGATGATGAGAAATCGTCGTCTCTACGGAAAACGCCGGCTCGGACTCTACCCCTTCCAGGGGGGCTTCATGCTCCTCAGGAAGAAAATGACTGCCTGGACCACCGCTGAAATGGAAACCATCAGTTCTCAGCCCCTGACCACCGCCAACAAAATCATCGTTGGCAAAGCCAAGAAGGAGGAGCCCGCCTGGAAGGAGCTTAAGAAGATCCGTCTTCAAGAGATTCTCGAGGCCCGCGACAAGCAGAAGAAGTGTCGCCACTTCGCCCCCCTGATCAGACTGGATGGGTTCCTGGCCCATGAAAGCGACATTAATGCCGCTGGAATAACCAGGAATGATATCCGCCGCTTTTCCTCCCTGAACCCCGGCTCCGTTGACTTCGGTGTTAAACGCTTGAAGGAAGAGCGTCGCCATGGAAAGATCCTGACCGAAGGTAGGGGAGCCCGTAAGGACTTCCATGCTGAAATCAGGAACTTCTTGAAGGTGAACTTCAACTTCAAGAACACCGCCCGCACCGCCTTCCTCAAAGCCGGAGGTAAACCCGAAGGCTTTAAGGACACCCGATTCCGCGCCCACCTCATGGCCAAGACCACCTGCACCCACCACTCCTGGTTTACCGTGGCGTACTCGTACGTTAAAAAAAACAATGGACGTCTTGCCGACCTGGAATTCCGCTCCGTCTTCGGTTCCGAAGCCGGTGCTGAAGCTGCTGCGCAAGCAGAGCAGAAGCGCCGCTCAGATGCCAAGGCCAAGTGGGAAGCCACCAACGCCGCCCGAGCCCTAGCTGCCCAACGCAGAGAGGAGAACCGCGGCTATGGCAACTGGATCATGAACCAGGGACTCTTCGCCGCCAGGCAAATGTTTGGCCGTGAAGAGTTCAACAATCGCCAAGCCGCCCGAGACGCCCGCCGACAAGAGAGATGGCAGGAGAACCAGACCCTGTTCTCCGTTAAGACCTTGATCAACCGGAGCGAGTTTGAGGCCAGAAGAGCGGCCTTCCAAGCTCGTGAACAACGTCGGAAGGAACGATGGACCGAAAACCAGGCCATGTTTGGAATGGTTCAAATGTTTAGGCAAGCTGAGTGGAAGGCCCCCAGAGTCTTCTATGATGTGGACGAACTGGAGAACTGGATGGCCCGCCGCCCAGATGAGACCGAGGAGGATTGGCAACTCAGACTTGAAACGTTTGAGTTGCAAGAACTCGCCCGCCAACACCCATCCGCCCGCCGACCCCAGTTGGACATTGTGTTGTCCAACAACAAAGAGAAGTGTGCCGTCAGGTACACTATTGACTATCCCCAGGATCCCGAACCTGCCCCCCAGGAAGAACAAGAGGTGCCCCCTGTGCCCACTTCTGACAAGGAAGTGTTTTGGCAACAGGGCAAGCCCTCGGGAGTAGAGGTGTTGACCTCGGACTCGGGAGTCTCCTCTGATGAGGAGAAAGAAGCACCGGCCCCCAAGCAGGAAAAGAAGAAGAACTCCATGCTTGGAGAATATGAGTTTGGTTTTAAGAAAAGAATAGCTCCAAGTGAATACTTTTTCACTAAGGATGACCGTCCACTTTTCAAGGCTAAAGCTACCAGCATTAAGATCGAAGGCTGGTGGCATCAGCATAAGTGTGTTCACTGTCGTCACGTCTATGAACACTACCACACCTACCGGTACGTGAACCACAAACAGAAGGTCGGTGATTGCCCGAACTGCCGACCAGCCACTAAATCAGAATGTCTCAAGCTAGGTATTTGGGAAGAACCGGCTAAGACCAGAAAGCTTACCATAACTGGTCTACAATTCACCTTCAAACCAGAACCTAAGGTTCTGACTGCCGTCAGTAAGTCCGAAGACAGTGGAAATAGTAGTCAAGAAGAAGACGATGAAAACATTATCAAGCCCATCGTTCCCGTTTTTGTCCACGAAATGAAGGCTCGAGACATCAGAGCTAAGGTTGAGAAACCACCCCAGCCGATTGAGGAAATAGTCGCTATTTCCGAACAATTAAGGGAAGAACCTAAGCCCCAACGGACCATCAGAATTAGGGGAACACAAAATTTCGAACTGCCACTAAATCCGGAATTTGAACCTAAAATAACCGTAGCCACAGAAAACCATAATACCGAATATGTGGATCAAGCCGCTTACATCGAAGATCCTATGTTTACCTTGATTAAGAACAACAATGGAGCTTATGCTTATTACAAGTTAGACGGATTCAAACAGTTAGCTAAAGTCAACCATCATAATCCAAGTTCAGCTAGAATTCCCAAAGCTGCCTACTATGGAGTAGACATCCAGTTGAAGGAAAAACCTGGTAAGCTTACTGATAAGGTAAAAGTTTCAGGTCAAGAATACACTCTGAATAAGACTACCCTTATGAGGTGTGCGTTCTACGATCAGAGAATTTGTCAGATTGCGTATGGTGACTTCCCCACCATTAAAATGGATATCACAAAGCCAGTTAAGCCGATTTCTGGAACTCCCATATACAATAGTGAAGGAGAATTAATATCTCTTATTACGAAGTCGGATTCAGAAGGAAATTATGCAGTTGAACACCCAGATTATGTTTTTAATCGTTCGCAAAAATTGTCTAATTTGAATTACATTGATACCCCTCAGGTCGAAAATTTCAGTCTAACACTATTGCCTCTGAAGGCTCTTAAAATAGCAAAAATTATAACACTGGCCTCTCCTAATGAGGGTAGAAATATGTCGTCGGATGAGGTTGAAATAGTATTAGAAAAAGGATACGCATACAATCATAGGTGTTATGGTCAACTGCAAGACGTTACCCCTGAACATTGCTGTAACGACCCGATTAATATGAAATTTGATCATGACTGGAATGATGTTGTCTTAAACAAAAATGGTAAAATGTATTTCAAAAAAGATGCAAATTGCAATATGTTAATGAACAATCCAACAGTTTTGACCAAAGCTCACGTACACACAATACAGTTAGACTGCAATGGCAGAGACGCTACCATCCGAGTTGGAGTTGGCTACAACTGCAACAAAAGCCTGATGTCTGGAGATTTCACCTGCAGTGAAGACCGCAAAACACTTGGAATAATCGACTACTCCGATGGAAAAGGCCTATATGGTCTAGCCACCACCAGAATCCGCACATTTGAAAAATGCAGTGTTACATATTTTTTCGTTGACAAGGGAGTACCACCAGAAATCTTCACTATTCAAGGGTATCACAAGAAAAATGAGTTGACTGTAATCGTTGGTAGAGACTTTGTCAAGATCACTCACCTTGTTAAGGATGAAATTGTATATAGTCAGTTGTTCCAAGCTAAGTTCTTGCGAGAACCTCATAATCAGCCAGCAATAGATATCAGTGCTCATGGTGTAACAGCCAAAATCAACTTCACCGATGACATGGTTCCATACTACACGATTCCGCAGTATAAGATTGAACTATTCCAATTCCTCCCTGACGAAATCAAGAAACAACGCCACAATGCCAGCGTCAGATACAATGGTTTCTTTGCAGAAGTTGTTCTGCCTGGCGAAATAGGTTTTTCAGTCAAGATCATGCTGCCTGACGGAGTATCCAAAGAGTTTGATGTCATGTACGATGCATCTAAAATCCTAGAATCAAATGATGGGGTAACTCATTATATCCAAATGTGCCCGGTTTTTAGATGTAAAGATGAACTCCTTCCTGGAACACCTATTTTTGATACCAACAATAAATTAATTTCAGTAGTAACTTCAAAAATGGATGATTTCTATCATGTTGCAGTTTTCAACCAGTGTCTAGTAGAGATAACGGACAAGTATGAAGCTAAATACCACAACAATAAGATCACTATCAGTAAGAATGGTAAAGAAGTTGGTTTCATCCGACCCGGTTTCAAACTTTTAGCTAAGCAAATGTTCCAACCTGTTTCAATGATTGCTTCAACCGATCCTGGGGATGACAGTGGAGAAGATGTTCCGCCTCCAGTGCCTACACCACCAGCCCACTCACTACATATGGTTCCGTTTGAAGGTATTGTTTATGACACCTCATTCACCATTGGAGAAAATGGCAATAAGTCCTTCATTCAGGGAGTTTCACCCAAATATGACACCATCCATAGTTTATCGGAAGAACATATTTCTGAGTGGACAGCAACTCAGAATTATGCGGACATTTACATAGATCAAAATTTTGCCCGACTCTCAACCAACATGGTCATGGCATATTGGCCCAACCACCAATTCACCATGTACACGATTAGTCAAATCACCAGAAATTTAGTTTCATCTAATGCACAAAACAGTCTGAATTTTGAACTTGCCCCAACTTTCAATTCGGCAGACAGCCTAATTTCAGGAGCACCAATTTTCAACAATTCTAAATTACATTCCGTAGTCACCAATAAATCAGGCAATGATTATGCCCTAGTCCAAGGAACAGATTATTGTGGACACTTTGATGGCAAATTTACACTCAGCAGCACTCAAGACGCCCTATTCATTAGTGACAGTGAAGCCAACAAATTTGCTTCTTTCTTTTACAAGCTACCTAAAGCAATGATGACCTTCAACATCGACGGCCTCCAATACCTATCCGGCCGAGGACGTGGTCGACCACGCGGCCGAGGAGGTAGAGGAGCTGCCAATGTCCGGAACACCGTAGCCCAGAAAACTATCGATACCATAGTGAAAGATGTAGAAGCCAACATCCGTCTTGATATTGTCAATAAGGAAGCAAATCGACTTGCTAATGATGCTGTTCATCTACACAAGTTGACTCAACAGGCGCGGGCTTCACTCGCTTCTGTAACACCAGCAACCAGGATAGCCGTCAATAAATCAGCTACACCATCTCAAAGTAGTAAAACTCCAATGAATTTCAAGCCGAAACCGAAACAGGAAAAATCAGTGATTACCAAAGCTGCTGAAGCAGTGGGTATTATACCTACTACAATAATTGCAATAATGTTCTTATTTTCATTTTTCACACCAGCTCTTTCAGTTAACTGCGACGCAAAATTAACATCAGACAACTACCTATCAACAGATTGTGCCTCAGGACCACTCAAAAACGGTACTTTCAACGGTACTGTTTGGTGCGAATGTCACAAATGCACCAGAAATTGGGCCTACATGGATCACAGTATTTGTGAAGGCTTAAGTCCTAAAAGACACATCCTAGGATGCAGATTCGGAGGACCTCGATGGGGCATCAACTGTTGGCTCAACACCTACGGAATTGAAGAATTCTGGTCCCAACAGGAAGAAAAATTAGCCACAACAGTCGCCCGTAACGTCAGCACCCGAGTTTATCTGGACACCAACACCCTGTGCTACACCATTGGAGATACAAAAGAATGCTACCATCAAATCAAGAAAAGATCATCCCTAGACGGTTGTGAAACCACTGAAACTGATTCACTTGTTACCAATGAGTGTGCTCACTTCCATAAAATCAACAACACGTATCTTGGGGAGATTTTCTGCCTATGTAAATTCAGCACACTTATGCAATTTATCGATCATACTTTCAATAGAGATTTAGACTATAACCACAATTTAATGAGTACTGTTGCCCGATTCATTGGTAAAACTGACCGTGCGCCTGCTTGGCTCTTTTATGAACCAGAAGAAAATTGTGCAACCATCAACGCCAAGACCATTTGTATGAATGGTGACACCTCTGCTCATATTGAAAGAAAACAGGCAATTTATAAGCAACTGCACATTGCTGAAGCCTCAAATTGTTCTGAAATAGTTGAAGTTCTAACCACAGAGCATCAAAATGCTAAATTTACTATTGTTGGTGTAACTGCCTTCGTTACCCTAGTTCTCACTTCTGTTTTTTACTGGTTCTGCAAGTCTTGTTTTATTCCGTGCAGAAAACGCGGTTACAAATTCTCACCAATAATTCTAACTCTTCTGGTCCTTTTTACCGTTGTTTCCGCTAAACCCTCTTCCAATATCAAATCTATTTTTGGTAAAGGCAAGGTATGTGAATCATTTTCCGAAATAGCAAAAAGAAACCCTTGGCTTTTAGTAATAGAAGGTGTAGATGATAGTCAGTTTGTAGCAAATTACAAAGCCCTAGTCAACACCCTTCCTTATCACACTGCAATTAAATCCAAAATCCTGAATTGCTTAAATAACATTGCCACCTATCATAATAGAAACGAACAGGTTAAAAACGATATTGCAGCTATAAACAACGACTATGCCACCAAAATAGAAAACGTTGTTTTAAAATCTGCTACATCATCAGAGGAAGGTACTGACCCCGGTTCATCACCTTCAGTAGACGAACCAATGCAAAATGATTCTGGAAGTTCAACAGCAACCACCACTGCGGATGGTAAGTGTGGAAACATCATTAATTGGCAACATTATGGTATTCTGTCTAACGGAGATCGAGAGGACCCTAAACCTTGTAGTCTTGGTTTAGTGATAGGCTATGAGACTAAGAATTCCATCTGCAGACAAGACGTTAAACGGCCTGTCAACAGGGGTAAGGGAGAATGTCATCTCGGTTATGCAGGAATATCTAGAAGTGAAAACGATGTTTCCACAAGTACCATCATTAATGCAGATGATAAGTTTTGTAGTATGGGTTGTTTTGACAAACATCACATTTATGAAACTATGACTAACCAGCCCATGTGCTTACCTTGCTACTTCCCGTTTTTGGACACCCTTTGGAACTTAAAATGTGTCGGATCACTGAAACAAACAACACAAATTGAGGTTCTTCAGCTTTCAATTTTTTCAGATAAAACATATTTCAAAGTCAAAACTCCTGACGGTAAGACTTCAGACCTCAAGTGTGACAACTCTTATTCATTTTCTGAATGTTGTGGTGGAAAAGGTCCAGTTAGTTCAGATACCCTTTTCCACTTCTTAGACAAATTTTGTGTTTGTGCTTTAGATAATCACAACACTCTCACTTGGCTTACTCAATGGTTTAAATTTATTGTTAACAACATCAGCTGGTTTGAAGAAACCCACTATTTGGCCACTCTTGCAATAATCGTTCTAATGTCAATAGTTAAACCTAAATTTGCTTTTGTTGTCTTACTTGCCACCGTTTTTTGGTCTTTTACTAACGTAGAAGCCAAATGTTCGGTTGACAAGATTATTCCACTTGACGTTAGTGAAAATGCAAATACTTCCGGCAGATATCATTCCGCTTTGGTTACCGCTTCAAAAGGAAATTGTTTCTCTATTGGTGACATCACTTATGAAGTGGTCGATATTTCAGTTAATTATACCTACAGTTTCTATGGTTTTGCACCTTATAAACTCAAATTGCTATGTACTGATTTCCAGTGGGGATGTCAAGGAGGCATGGGAACTGGAGTTTACGAAAAAGAGTCTGATTGTTACAAAGCTTGCACTGAAAATATGAGGTTTGTAGAAACCAGGCTTGCCCCTGCCTTTGCCGGCAGTGAGTGTTTAATGTTTACTTCAGGTGTCCCGTCCCGAATCGATACTTGTTTTTCAAATGGTCAAAACGCAACACATGTTTCGCTGTATGAGAAAGTAGGTTTCCAACCTATCATTCAACTTAAATTCATCAAACACACGTCTAACGATGTTACCTATAGCAGTTCACTGGTTATTGATGGTCAGGGAAAAACTACAGACAACATGGAAATTTATGACGTTAATTTCATGACACCTTATTTGCCTTATGTAGTTGCCGCACGATCTGGGGCCCACTTCTGTTCAATTTACAGACCAAAAATGGACAATCTGTGCATTTCAAGAAATTACACTGACAAGTACCAATATCAGCCTAATTGTGTAAATATTAAGTATATCTGGAATCCAACCAAAAACAGCTTCAAATTGGATTACGTTGAAGCTGATTTTGAACATAAATTGGTTAATGATTACAGTGCCTGTCCTAGAAATACAAAATTTGATAACACTGAACAAAATGGAATTTTCACTACTAACTTGGAAGTTATCACTTTCAAATTTGTCTCAAAACTTGGAGTTCACGCCCACAGCATGCAGCAGTGCAAACAATTGTCTAAAATGTCTGCCAGCGTAGTTGGTGGTCAATCTGGATACCATGCCACCACAATTTTTTCAATCAACCACGCCGAAGATAAATGTCAAGTTTTCGTTTACATGAAGGGATGTACTCCACTTGGAGGACACACCATGTATTTAAATTCACTACGTAACCCAATCCATGTCGAAATGTATTGCGACATGACTGCAGACAATGATCTTGTCATCTCCACAGACAATCAAACTAAACATATTGCCGTCTCAGGAGTTGTCAAAAATTTCATGCCACATAAGACAACATTAACAGTTAACTTCGCTAAAGCCATGTCACTCGGTTCATACAAGGATTCACTCGGAAAAGTCTGGTCCAACGTTCAAACTCAAACCTCTGAATATTGGAATCAATTTGTAAATTTACTATCAAAGTACAATATTAATTTCACAAAAATAGTTATCATGGGGTTAGCCTTCTACATCTCATTCATCAATTTTATGAGGGGCTACGCTGTAAATAGTGTAATATATTTAGTAGTTGCTTATCTAGCTTGCTTCTCAGGCTATGTGCTAGCCGATAGTAATGTAAATAGTACATTAGATGTAGGCTTAGACATTGTAAATAGTTCCATGTTTAAATTAAGCATAGTTTTGTTTATCATAAATTATGTAAATATTGCTTTTGTAATAGGTTTTGTTTTAAATACATTAAATGTAAATACTGTATGGTTTTTTAGGTATAGTCTTAATATTAATAACGGAAATAAAATTATGTATGTAAATAATATGTTTAAGACTATCTGTATAATCATAGACCTGGTACTAGGAAACTGTTACTTCTCACTTTTCTATAATTCAGTTGAAATGTCTCTCAGGATAGCCCGCGAGTACAACAGAGAGAACGACACTATTAGCGTTGAAACAATAGATCATCATCCATTTGCTTCTTGGCTTGCCAATCAAGTTTTCATTTTCTACCACCGAGATGTAACCTACACCATCCCTGCCGTCGTCAGCTCAAATGATTACTACCAGCAACCAATCAATTGGCGCCGTTGTTTCAATCATCTCAGGACTGGAGCCCTTTGTGGAGGCACCTTCACAGAAACTTTGTATGTCCCTCTTCAAGGACTTGGTTTTTGCTACAATTTGATAAATTACCACATCATGGGAGTAAGATTTGCTTACTTTAGAACGATTTTCAATTATATTAATGCCATCTTCTCAAGACATGTTGTGAATTCCGTAAGTTCAACTTTTGCTAACCAGCAGGAAGGTACCGACAGCTTGGTTCTCTCTAATCAAGCAAGAATGGAAATTACTCAAAAACCACCAGCCAAAGAACTATCTGCCACTACTTATGAGAACAAATCGAAGACATATCACACTCTCACCACCGAAAATGTTCTCTATACTTCAAAAACAGGAGCAGAACAACTAACAGGTCATTCAGGACTTTGCTTCGTAGATGGAAGAAAAGCTCATATTATCGACAGCACCAGTGATGGCGATACCGTCGACCTAGCAACAAACTTGATAGTCGAAAATAACGAAATTTTAGATTCCACCTCTAACTACCCAGGCATAATCGTCAATCCTGCGTTACAAGAAGAAATATTCATGACAGAGCAACAAGTCACTGAATTAACATCTGAAATAGTTCAAATGCTCGAAGACAAACCGTTGACAAATAGTCAGCAGGTTACAGTTTCGGAGGCGAGACAACAGATTGAACAGGCAGAAAAAGAACAACGAGTGGTAATGGCAATAGAACCGGAGATCCAAGAGCCCAAAGTTATTCATGAAATAAAATGTGAAGAATCCAAGGATGGACAATCGTCAGAATATCAAGATTGCAATAGTATCACAGAGAACTTAAGGCCTGAACAAGTTGATTCTTGTCAAGAAGTAATTCCTGAAGAAGAAAATAAACCAGAACCTGAGGCCCTGATTGTGGATTTGATGAAAACACAGATCCAACCGCATCAAAATCCTAAGCCATTTAATGAAATAGCCATAGCTGATAAAATTGTCCTGTTAGGTAAACTTATAGCTATGGTTAGTGCACAAGAGAAAAGAACATACGATGTCCCAAAACTTCATATTGCCCTCAAAGAACTTACGGATTTGAATGCTCTACATTCTTCGAAATTGTCTCGCCATACCAACAGAATCATTTGGAATGCAATCAATTTTTCATTGAACCAACACAAGACCCATAGAATTATTTTCAAAGGAAACAACAAGTTTGTTATGATAAAATCTAAATTTATTGATCAGTTTAAACTTGGCTTGACAGCCACAGAGATACCTATCACAGTTATTTCCGATGAGTCCGGACGCTACATTGGTACCTTCTATGGCGACAGCAATACAAGTTGGATCATTAAGACCACCAAACACGAAAAATTAGTCAGTACACCACAGAAATTTGCATCAGAAATCTTTGACTATAACTACAGGTTCACCAAAAACCAGCCCATGCACTCAAGCAATGATTTCATTTTAGATACAGTCTTTTCTATCAAAATTTTCGATAATGGGTCAATCATGGTATTCAGAGATTGTCAAGAATATTTTGTGAAATATAACGAAACATTAACTTGGACTAGTAATCCATTGGCAAATGATTGCCATAACGTGCCCATTAAATACAATAGATCACTCGGTATCCATTCAATAGACTTCCACTTTGACATAAATTCAATAGCTAACACCGAAATGGAAATGGAAGACGTTGCTGGAAATAAGTGTTTCCTTTATGAACTTAGAGATACCAGGAAATGTTTTGTTGGATGTGCTCAAATTCCCGCTGTCCCGCAACACGTGTTCCCATTAGGATCCCTGAGCTCGTTCGATATAATTATTCAAAGTAATAGTTTTAATTTCCACAAAATAGACACGGACAAACCTGTTTGGTCGACACAATTAGACAATGGTAAATCATATCAAATAAAGTGTTACATCAACAAACGGCAAACTGTTATCCAGACAAGTAATAGACTACATATCTGTCATACCTTCTACTCTGAACTCGATTTCATTTCAGGAACACCCGTTTATCAGGACTTCGGTGGTTGGTTCACCAAAGAATATCACCCAGTGTCAGTAATCACAGCTCGTATCCCATATAAGAACGGGTTCAAATATGTCATTTCTAACCCTCTTGACAGTACTATCTATTTGGAAGATTACTTGTCTGTCCACCATCAGAGCAAACACCTGCTGACTAATTTGGCTAGTAAAATCATTTCAAAAACCGGTCAAAAAGTGTTAGTTTCTGGCGAATCTGTCCAAGTTTTGGATGAATACAACAATGTCATTCACCAAATTGAAAGCAATAACTTGGTCGTAGACACACAATTACAATATAGGATTTCAATGTACTACCAGAGGAAAATAGGCTTCCTGTGTGCATACTTTGGTATGCCTTCTTATAATGAAGATGTGTTTGTCGAAAAATTCAGGAAATTCCCAGTCCCACCACCTACCGACATCAAAGTATGTTCTGAGATTTACGATGCTTTGCCAGCTTTCCTAACGTTGCGGTTGACCCCTCAGGTTACCGACGATCTTCGTGAAGTAAAAGATAGACTTGAAAAAGAAATACCTGAGTCTATTTCAAGAATCGAATCTCTAACACCACAGAGAATAATAGAGTTATACAAGAAAATAGGCCCTACAGATCTGATGATTGCAGTACTTAAAATTAATAGGGACAAGGCTGAACATATACCCATTTTCAGAAGAATGTTTGAAGAATCCAAAAGCAGACACCTTAAACTAGAAGATAGGACAGCTGATGAAGATGGCTCTATCATAAAACCGGGTACAATAATTGGATCACACAGAATTAAAGACACCATATTTCTTATGGAAAGCGTAGTCAGTAAACTTGATACCAGTAGGCACTTTGATTACGTATATCTAGATGGACCCGTAACAGGACCTAATGCACCAACTAAAGCACTGTATGCTCAAAAATACCCTGAATGGTGTACAGAAGAAAAAGTGGCGTTCAAGTTCCCCGTTTATTGTGAAGCTCAAAAATTAGAAACCCGAAAGAAGGGAGCTCACTCCACTTTAGAATTTTCTACCATTTTAGACTTACACCAAATTTACAATATGCCTTTATGTGACAGCTTTGCCCCAAAAGATAAACCGGCAATCTCAGATGAAGAAAAACTTTGGAATAACACCCAAAAACTGGATATCACTTTGACTAGATACAAAAAAATGCAAGACTTTTGGAAACACTTGTTTGCTACTGTTCTACATGATGAGCCCATTGACTACATCACCACAGCACAAGCATGTGACATACCATATTTCAGTTTTATAGAAGAACAACAAGAAGACAATAAAAACTTATTTACAATAGTTCTTGATCATCACAAAGACAAGTTGACTCCATTAACCAATGGTATATATCTGGCTAAACGCAATTTGGATGAAACAATGCACTATCTCACCTCCCTAATTTGGTACTTGAACGACATGGGAGTGAAAATAATCACTATACAGGTCGTCCATCATGATGTCTTTCTCAGTATGCAAAACTACCTCCCAGTTTTTTATAAGAGGTTCACAGATTTTGGAGATACCATAATTCAATTCTATTTTGATACCAGTTCATATTTAGACGAAAGGGGTCTTTGGGAAAACTTCAAACAGGCGATAGTAGATGAGATCAAGGAAATAACACCACACAATCTGATACTTACTGCTGATGTACCACTCCCACAAACCTACAGAGAACACGCCGGTAGTATGTTCGGCGATGTCGGAAACGACATTGTCGCGCAACAACTCAAACTTTGGAGACAGAAGATGGGCAAAATTGCTATTCAAGTCAACCCTAAAGCAGTTAACACCGGCCCAATAATTACTCAAAACGACATCGAAAGAGGTGCCACCACATGCCCCGAATTAGCCGATTCCAATTTCTGTTGGTATCTGTTAAATACATCTGTAACGTCAGGAAGTGCTTTTGGCGATGCTAAAGTCATTTATACTCAACATCACGTAACCAAGGGCTGCAACATCAATAGGAAAGATAATAGAGTCAGTTTAACCTATACGCCATTTAAATCTAATAGGGTTGCTGATTTTTGTGCCTACAAATTGTCAAACACTGCCGCTCGTCATGATTTCGTAGACCCTGTTGTTGGAACAATAGTTGCAGCGGTTAACCCCGCTTTTAAATTTATAATGTTTTTCTTGGTAGAAGAAGTAGACGCTTGTATTGAAGGTCTTGTCGAAAAGGCTGCCATTCTCAGTCCAATAATGATAGATGCAAATTTCACCAAGTTCACAAGATTTACACCTGACCCCATGTATGGCTGCTCCGGTAGTCCAATCATAAATGTCAATAGCGAAGTAGTTGGTATTTATGGTCTCTCAATAATGGATAAAGTTCACCGACCAATAGACAGCAAAGCTTGTGTATCACCAATAGAAACTTTAGTTGGAAATCAACGCAAATATTTAATTACAGACCCAAATCTGATATCAAACACACAGACTTTCTTTGAAACTTGTGTTGAGGAATTCCTAAATTTCGACACACCCAAAAATAGTAGATATTACATGCTTCAAGCCCCAACTGGTACAGGAAAAAGTACAAGGTTTCCATTATTCTTGATGAGAGAAATAGCTAAAAGGAATGAAGCAAGGAACATCTTACTCCTGCAACCAGGAAATTTAGCCACCAGAAACTCTTACACAAGAATTTGTGACACTTTGTTCGAATCAGAAAGGGACTACGACAAATATCAAGTAGTCCAACAAGTTGGAGGTACCGAAATAGTAAGCACCGGTAAAGGCAAAGTTAAACTTTGTTTACAAACATATGGCAAGTATCTCACAAAATTATCGGTCGTTCATGAATACCACTATATCATTGCAGATGAATGTCATGACATCAACAACCCGGACGTCATGTGTGGATTGGTTTTCCTATTGCAACCTGGCATTTCCCAACGTCAAAAAGTCAAAATTGTCTGTATGACAGCTACTCCATTAGAATCAGACAAAGCTTTTGTTTTAAACTCCAACAATAAATTGCCGAACACACTTCATCAAATTTCAGATCATCCACTTGTGGCTATAGAGGAAGGTGCTGAGCTTTATTCAGATCCTAACCTATTTTATATCAACACTTCAAAGCTTCACATTACTAACCCAATCAGGTCTCGGTTCCAAAAAGCACTAGTCACCAACATACAGCACCTCGGCGACGGGGTAACTTTGATAATAGTTGCAACTAAAGCAGAAACTACAAACCTGTTTCATGAACTCAAACATCACTACAAGGGTACTCAGGTATTCTATCTGAATTCAGACCATAGTGACTTGCCCGATAATTTCAACAAAGGAATAATAGTAGCCACAGATATAGCCGGACAAAGCATAACAATCAACAACTGTACCTGTGTAATTGACCTTATGGTTGAGAATAAACCTAGCGTTTCCTTAACTGAAAATGAAAATGGCTTTACTTACACTAACAAACTTGAGTTAAGGATAATCACTACAGCCACCCAGAAACAACGTAAAGGCAGAACAGGTAGAACTTGTCCTGGTAGATACCTCAGTCCATTTGCAGTTGACCCAGAACCAGATAGGAGTTTCGATCCAAATACCGCACCTGTTTGTTACTTCAATTACATATCAAAGTTCCCTAGATTCAACAATGCACTAATAGAAAGTTCATTTATGGCAGATGCAGCAAAGACCATTTTGGCTAATGCATGGATGCACCCAGCTGAAATGCACCGCAGACCTTGGTACGCAAACATGGTGGAAAGCAAAATGGATGAGTACAGGTTAGACACAACAAAATCCCCAGGACTCGGCGAATTACCCGACAAATTAATTGCAGTTAATCAGATGAACAATACTGACGCACTCTATTACTACCTGACACCAGCAATATCTCGTGACGTCTTCGTAAGAAGAAAGAAAATGTTCAGAACGGCTTCAGAACAACAGGACACTGAATTGTATGAGTCTCTTAAAGACCAATATAAACTTTTCGAAACTATGGAAGAAGCTGAAAATTACAATAATCATGTTAATATGGTTGTACAATCAGATCGAGAACAAGCCCAACTCACAGACGATGTTATGGACTACTATAACACCAACAAAAAAGATTTCGATGAAAAAGTGACCAAAAAACTAGCCGCACAAAGTCAAAAATTAAGGAAAGAATGTAATTCATTTGTGATAGCTAATCTAGCTATTGGAACAACTGCAGCTGCGGTCTTTGGTGTCATTGTAACATATGCCTTATATGTTGATTATAATTGTGATCGGCAGATTACAGACATATTTTACGCAGACAAAAACGATCTAGCATCTGTTGCTGTTGGAATAGACAGATCTGCAGCTAAAATGAAACATCACTCACTTATAACCAAAATGTTGAATTGGATTTCAGAAGGTTTTAAAATCTGCTGGGGCTCAATCAAAGACTTTGCTTACTGGATCAGATCAATTTTTAAATTTGAATCAAATACACCCAAAGCAGACGCAGTGGAAACTGTTCAACAGGAGGCATTCCAAGCACAATTTATGGCTTTGTTCACTAAATTTAAGATGTACGTACTCGGTATGTCTGGTTTGACTATGACACAACTTTCAACTTTAGGATCTACTATTTTTGGTGGTTTTTTCTGGGGCATGCTCTGGAAAAACATCAACGACATTTTTAGTACTTCCGTAGCTTTCTGTTTCGGTATAATAGTTGCAGCACTAGCTTCATTCTTTGGAGGTTCAATAGGTTTCATCGCATATTTTGTTATGGCAATTTTGGGTTATTTCATTGAACGTATCAAAAACAAATCAGATCAAGAAAAATATGCTTACGTCCAAAAACATTCGGATCCAGCGTATGGTTTGTCTATCATTATTTCCACTCTTATGGGAGGTGCATTTGGCCAACTTCTCGCTCACAATGTAGTTCCAGTTATCAGCAGTTCTAAGCTCCTTGGAGCAGGAGCAGTCACACTAGGTATTGGTTCCACCTCACAAGCATTGGTTTCAACCACCCCATTCTACATGGCTATTAGTGCCGGAGGAGGAGTAAGGTCCGGCTTAGTAGCCGCTAAAAATTTCTACTGGTTAATGGTCAGATGCAAAGATTTCGATTTTGACACCCTTTCAAATTTAACCACTCTTCTGTTTAACTTAGTAGCACTTAATCCCGTAGGTGGACTAGCAGTTGGTGCTAGTGTAATAGGCCTCATTGTCTTACGCACTATGGTAAGGCATCACTTTGAAAGCCAATACCAACAAGCCCGGTTACCAGATGCTGCCCGTAGAAACGACGAACTCATGGCAAAATTCGACAGTGTCATGATGAACATCCTCAGTATAGTCGCAATAGGTGCCAACCCCATGTCAATCTGTTCAATAGCTCTGGACGTCGCAGACAAAATAGTCAAAGGTGAAAACGTGGACATCCAAAGTTTTGTAGGTTCCGTAGAAGCTCATGCAGGTGAGCCCATTTTGATTGCAATAGTTTCAAAAATGATGCAAGTTCTATCGCGCGCCATGGCTAACGCCAGCAGACGCCAAACTCAACAGGAAAGTTTACTTTTCATTCCGTGTGCCATATTTTATTCTTTCAAAACAGTCTTCGAGATGATCCCAGAGCTCTTTAGGAAAATGAAGAACATGTACGTAGCCACTTCATCGTGGCTCACTGCTCCAAGACAAGAAAGTGAACACTGGTTTTGGTCAATGTGGGGCAGGTTTGCAGATGCTATGAAGAGCTTCTGGGAATGGATCAAGAAAATTTGTTCAAAGATATCAGAATTCACAAAACAGATAATCACAAAAATAGGTTCTTGGTTTGGAGATGGAGTGGTTGACCAAATTGCTGAGAGAATACCAAGGGCGAGCTTTCTCATCAAGGAAAAAGAAGAGGATGAGAGTTGGCAACTATTCCAAAAGCAAACAGAAGAATATCACGACCTCAGTGAAGTTAAAGTTGTAGATTCAGTAAAAGACGTTCACATTGATCACCTCTATGGAATTTCCAGATGCACTGACCTCCTGTCGACTCAATTTTTCACGGATATTTCAGACATAACTATAGCAAAAGGCACCATCCCCACCAGAGGTTTTCAGGACATTATTGTCAAAGACGAAAACAAAAACTGCACAATCAGGAGTGCTCTTACAATAGATTTGGCCTATCCCATAGAACTTCTAAAAGTTAGTCATGACAGTTTGTATACGACAGCAGACAGATTACTTCCGAATGTAACAAAAATGGACAATGGCATTTTAGTCGATTTCTACGGTATATTTTTGACAGTTGAAGTTTCCTATGTTAACAACAAGGTACATCTTTTCGCAATGCTAGAAGTTAGTGATGCAGCGAAGGATAGACTTATTGAAGTTACCAATGCTCCAGACAGCAAGGGAGTGAAAGGTTTCTTCAAAGGAACTCTCGCAAAAGTGTACCAGGGAGTAGCTAGATTGCCTTCAATTAACAAAATGGGGGTTTATGTAATAGCAGAGCCGAAACCGTTAGAAGAAAATAGTACAATAGCTACCGTTTTTGCCATTAATATGAATTTGCACACTTCAAAATCATTTCTAGATATTTTCAAAGATGTTCATCCACTATTAAAAAATTCAGATAACGTACAAGAATTTCCACTCGACAAAGCTTTTGTTTTGCTTGAACGTGAAATAAATTTGTTTAATAAAATCACCCATTATGATCTCACAGATTTCAAAAACAGGAAAGGAGCCTTCATGACTGCTGGGTTAATAGACATGGTGATCTCAAAATTGCAACAATTGGCAGGAGATCTCACCACAGAAAATAGATTTTTAATAGCAGATAAAGCCCCATTCAACGATGCTGACCCTGAAAAGCAATATCAGATGAGCTTGTTTGTTAGGAAAGTTAAAATGCAGTCCGACTTCTTGGACATTAGTCCAGAGCTAAATTCAAGAAAGAACATCCTCAATACATACCCATTCGGAATAGTTAACCGTAGATTCAAGGTAAAACTTGAATATCTCGAAGACCAATATTTCACTGGAATAAAAGAAGAGAAACGCCTCAAATTATCAGGAGAAATAAGTCCTTCAGACTTTGAAGCTATTTTGAAATCGAATCAAGAGTCTGATTGTGTTCACTTAGCTACAGTTTTTAAAAGCACTACTTCAGCCGACTGGAATAAAACACTGTATTTTGAATATAACAATTTCCCGCACATAGATACACCATATACATGTGGAGTTAAAGGTAAGTTTGCTACTTTTTCCCCAAAGGAAAAGGAAGGAAGCATGGTTGAGAGAATTAAGCGTATTTGTTTCAGTTATGGCATTGTGCTATACTTAAACATGTATGATACTTATTACCTTAACACCGCTATCTCTACATGTGGGTGTATGTGTATCTTCTCTCGTCATTCCATTATGTTTAGGCTTAAAAAAGAATGTATTAAACCAGGACATTTGAAAAACTTCAAAGAGTTCAATCCTACAGTAACAGAACAATATCAGATTTTCAGACCTACTCATTCCGCTGATCTTACCAGTTTAGAATGTGTTGAATTGCCTGGAAAAATTTTTGTCAGTGAAGGCATCGACATTATCACTAAAATGCATCTTTTCAGAGTATTGGCCTATTTCCGACTCTTAGGTCCACGTGATAAAGCTTGGACTGATGTAGAAATTGAACAAATCACAGGTAACCACAAGGCCGAGCTATTTACCCAACTCGCTTGGGTAAATGAAATAAGGTCTAGATTTGGATTTAGGCCAATATTCGAGGAAAGTGCCTTTAACTCATTTTTAAATTCATATCTTTCTCTTAACGTCATGGATGGTTTTGATCAATTGGAACACACCACAAACTTCTCAGCTGAATTAGAGAAAAATGGTGTTCAAGCTAGTTACATAGCGAGTTACAGAACCATAATAGATGAAATTCAGGAAGAAAATAAACTGGTTAGCGAAATGATGATTTCGCAAAATATGTTCAAATTCATTAAAGAAAATAAAGCAAAAATAGAATCATCAATTCAATGTGTAGAGAGACCCATCCTCCAAACTATGTGGGACAAAATCAGCAATAAAATGAACGACCTGGCTACATATGCTAAAGATTTAACCAATACTGCAGAAGAGGCCCTCAGCCGATTAGTTAATAAACCTCTAATTCCCGATCCTGAAAATCCAGACCCATATATCTACCGAGAAGCCGCAAACAAATGGCAGATGGATAAGGGTGACCTTCAATACACCGAAGAAGAAATAGTACAATATATTGGTTACAAAATAGATGATAACATGTTCCCACTAATAGTTACAGATTGCCCAAAAGTTGATGGCTTAAGTTTTCCAAGTTGCTTTTTTGACGCTTTAGCAGCCGCCATAAACATGCCACCTGATGAAGCCAAAGCTCACTTCGAGCGTCATAGTCCAACAGCCAACAGAATTTTTAAAGATACAGCGCTCAACAGAGATGTTGATTTATCTGAAGCTATGCGGATAATACTTGAATGTAGTGCCGATGCAATTTTGTTGGTAAAACGATTAGAATTCAAAAGTAGAGATTGGTACGCCATTCCGGTATTATCTAGTCATAAGTGTGGATTCAGCACTATCCCTGTTATTTGCCTCACAGATAATCACTATAGATTGGTTTTCCCCGACAATAAAGGCGTTTTATTCAATTCAATAGCTAAAAGGTTTAACTATAGTTACAGCAAATTTTGTAATAAACAATCTTCTTACGCAAGTTTACCGCTAATCCACTCTGAAATAGATGAAACTTTTAAAAACAATTTCTTCAGTATGCTTAAAAGTCTTAAACTTCAAATGCAAGCTAAAACGCCAACTGTTTTAAGAACAAAAGATGAAGTAGTTGCTACCTCACCTTCTTCAGAAACTGATGATTACGCTGATGGTTATGATCCGGACAATGACGAGCTGTTGGCTAACAGCAGTATGTCTGAAGAAGAACCACCTAAAAAATCAGTTAAACAGGATAAAAAAACAGTTACAGTTAACGTTTATGGCACATCTGTAAATTTCAGCCCCAAATTCTACATTCAATTGAATATGGAAGATCTGGACCCTAAATATCACATTCTGTGGCATTATACTACCGAAAAAATTAACAATAAAAAAGATGGCTATACTCTAAAAGTCTTCGAAAATCTGGTTATTAAGGTCAAAAAACAGACGAGACTTCCAGTATTTGATATGAGCATAGAGGAAGTCCACAAAACATATCAGAAATATGCACCGGAAATAAAGAGATTACAATACATCTGCAACCATTATTTACAGACTTTCATAGAAAACTCTCCGGATTACAATGGTCAACTAGCTATAATGCAAACAGAAATCATGGGACTTATGCAAACTAAGTCTTATGAACCACACAAACTATGTGACGCAGCAATTGAAATAGCCCAACATTATATTAAAACCAAAATTTCAGAATTCATAGGTCAAAAGTATTCAGGTATAATATTGGAAACTCTCACTAACATGGGAGGTTTTAAAAATCAACAAGAAGATGATACCTTAATCCTGGCTTGTTTACTAAATTATTTCAAACAAAGAAAAGTAGATCAGAGAGAATGGCCAGAATTTGCTAGGACCTTTAAGACGGAAGATGAGATGCAATATCTGCTCGAAAATAAAATTCGGTCAGATGCTACACCTCTCAAGCTAGATCAGTTACAACATCTGCAAGGAGAGAAAACTCCCCCGACTGATATCCGTCAGGAAAGCAGCACATTCTGGGATGTTCTAAGCAGTAACATGAGCCAGGACATCAAAAACAAAATTTCTAAATTCTTCCACCCAGAACAAGAGGATCAACCTTGGTTAGGGCCTTCAGCTCCAACCAACGACACCGATAATTTCTTCAGTAATCTGTATGAGAGGGTAACCTCTTTCTTTTCACGAATCCCATATGGTTTTTCTGCAGATGATGCCATACTAGAACAGTCTTCAAAAGCTTTTCATGAAAAACAGGCTTATGAATACACCCGAGATATGACTAAAAAGTCGGATCCTGTTACCACCACCATTTTCAATATAAATGATTTTATCGTTGCAAATAGACAGGCGAATAAAGCAATAGAATATGAAACAAAAGCCAAACAGACCAGAGATCAACTAGAAAAAATGTTGGAAGCCGACTCTGAACACTTACCCGAACCTTCATATGTAGTTGATTCCAATGGTGACATGATAATTACAGATCCGGAAATGTCACCAGATGAACTTACAAACACAATAATAGACTATGATTATTACAATTTTTCATCTGGATTTACCAAGACATTGGTAAGAACACCTTATGACATTAGATCCATAAATTGCAAAAATTTATATCAGTATATCACGGCCCTTAACGACTACCCCAGTCCACTATATGGAGAAATAGCTATCTGTAATAGAAATTTGGATACCGTTGCCCGCAAGAAACTAAAAACATTCCGCTCATGGGAAAAAGTCCGTTACTGCAATAGAGTAGTGTTACCACCCCGAGCCCAATCTGAAGGTCATATAGCAAGCTCTCGAGCTTTCTGGAAAATGCAACAGATCACCGAGTTTGACCCAGATTTCTTTTCAAAATGTTCCAATATTTTGGATCCTTGTTGCGGTTCTGGTGGTTATCATGAGTTCCTTGGCCACTACTTCAAAAAAAGTAGGTCCCCTAAACAGGGATTTATCAACACTATGCGAGGTGTTGGCCATAGAATTCCTGATACCAACAGGATAGCAGTAGATGGTTCAAATTATTCTGTAAATTATGTAGATATTCCCGAAAAATCTAATGGAGACATTAGAGACACCAGGACATTTTTAGCATACCGCAACGCAGTTAAAGACAAAAATATAGACATGATTATTTTCGATATCGGAGAAAACTCGAATGACCTTAAGAAAAATGAGAAGTTCTGGTATCGAAATACTCATGCCTATCAGCTTAAAATTTTGAATGATGAAATAGGGTCTCTTTTAGACCTCCAACTAACCTCAGACGACCACTCAGCCCTCTCAAATGTCACCAGTGAATTTATGGCAACTTATATCCTAAGACCTGAACAGACAGTAAAACTAGACGGCAATTTGGACCCCAAAACCACCCAACTTAAAAAGAAAATAGAAGAAAATAGAACAGATATAAAACAGTATATCCAACATAGGTCAGAAATTTTTGGTCATGTTTTGGGTGGTGAAACACTAGTTAACAATAGTAATAAAAATCATATTGTGAATGGTGAAAATGTGATCATAGGCGGTGGGATCACATCAAGCATAACAAACAATAGTGAAAGTGTGACAGACGGTTCCGGTGGTGTAGCAGGCAACATAACCAACAACAATAATAATCTGGACAGTAGAAATTCTGCAGGGGGCAGAATCTCGGAAATTCCTAATGGCAATAATAAAGCGAATGAATCAATTTTCTACGCCACTGAACTTAATTTGATACAAGGTGTTCAGCGAATGATAACTCTTTTGAGCAAAGGAGGTAAAATGTTGCTGAAAATGAATGGTCATTTTAAGGGTAGTGACTTCGTGATTGATTCACTCACCAAATTCTTTCATGATGTTAAAATTTGTAAACTGGGCACCACCCCCGAAATTTCCGATGAATATTATATCTTTTGTTATGGTTACACTGGTGCAGCTTCACTGTACTGGGATTCAAATGGCAACAAAAACCAATGGTTCGAACCTCCACAGAGACTAACTCCTTCAGAGGCAGCCTCTAAAAATCCAAGTAAAATTTTTGAGGTCCCTGAAATCAGAGCTAAAATAATAGACCGAGTTGCGGGAACTCAGATTCTATCTCGTAAGCACATTGCAGATAGGATTCTAAAGAGCGAAGGCAAAGATTACAAACCAATTCAGAGATCAGACTGGGTAGAACCTGATATCAAAGGCACTTTCCTCAAAATCAACAAGATAGCACCGGAATATCAAGATGACACCCATCTTCCACCTGGCATCTCATTTGATTTTCAGTCTAAATATGGACACGTAAAAGCCACATGGAATCCCAGATGGACTTCCCGTTACAATCTGATCAAACACTACGTAAATCGTCCTCAACGGTTTACGGATACAAGAAAACAGAAAAAGTGGAATTTTGAAGCACCCGTAGTCAACAAATTCAATGTCCTCAAAACAATAGGTAGAATCAAGAAAAGGAATCCAACAGTAGTCAAATCTAAAGTTGTTAATGACCTTTACTTCAACATGTTATCAGACATTTGGAAAATGGATCAAAATTCAGCCACCCATTGCCACACCCAATTTTGTGGGGAGTGGAAACAGAAAACAATAGAAGCCAGACTTGATAAGGACGCTGGTTATGCAACTCCAGAATTTTTACAGCAAATGTGGGATTGTGTTAACCTTATGGAAACGCAATATGGAAAAAGTCTTCATGGAAAAGGAAGACTACTGACTAAGGATGAAGTGTTAACTATGATAGTTAATAAAGGAGCAGCTGGCATTCTCGACCATCATGCAAACATGAAGGACTTCATCGAGAGTAATCCCGATTGGTACGAGCAATGCATAGCAGATTACGTGATACCTTGGTCAGAAGGTAAAGACACACCCATGTATCACACTTGGCGGTTTAAGAAAGAAGCCAAAGAAAAGAGTTGCATAAACAACGGCCGGATCAACCTACCACGAGGCTGTTCAAAAGACGAACTTGAAGAATACAATGAAACTAAAGCCCGTGGTATTCAATATGCAAATTTAGCCGCAAGGTTAGCCGAATTAATAGCCTTTGGATGGGTTATTAAAGCAAGTAATAAAAACAAGTTGTATAAAGGATCACTTAACGGTACCCCACCACACAAGTTCAATGTTCTAAGAGCCATCCACGATGTTTTCGAACCACCGGAACACAGACTTTTTCATTTTGGGCTTAACCCACATGGAGGAGTAACAATCAGACCTACAGAAGCTGGTCTCCGTAAAATGCAGACAGTCCCCAAGCCAAAAGAAAAATTCAGCCGAGGCGGAGGGGCATATGAAATTCATGGACCAAGCTTCAATCTTTTTGAAATGTTCAAATATGGCAAAGTCAATTCAAAAGGTGAAATAGAAACAGGCATCTATAAGGGTGGAAAATTGCCTACAGACACCGTATTTACAGATAACACCTGGCAAGTAGGTGTTAATTCAAACAAACCAGTTTTGAGCAGAGCTAAAGGAGCAGCAATAGATTATTCAGGATTTGATGGAACAGTAACATCAGCTGAAAGAATGCTGATGGCACAGTTTTTCAAAAGATATTATCCGAAATTGGTATGGAATCCTCTCCACGATCCCAAGTATAAAGGAACTAGATGGTACAAACTAGGAGCAGAGTTCTTAGTTAGCGCGAACATCATTGACAACATGATGAGAGAAATGTGTTTTGCTATAGTGATGAATGATGATGGAGATATCTGGGTAAGACCTGGCCAGAGAGGAAGTGGAGAATTGACCACTTCAGTAGAAAACACATTCATAGCTCTAGCAAACATGTATTGCGCAATTTCCTATGTACTCGGAATCACGTTGGAGGATTTACTCGAAACACTTTTTACAGTTGAATATGACGTCGGCATCAGTGCTGGCGTTCCGATTACAAAAATTTATGAAGGAACACTCCTGTCATTAGCTGGCGACGGCGACGACGTCATTCTAATTGGCAGCGAACACTTAATTAATAGATTAATTAATGCTCTTGAAGAACCACTGCTCAGATCTGGCAAAATTATTAGATCCGGAAACAAACAGGGAATGACTGTTTGTAACACATTTAATGATCTATTCTTTTGTTCCCACCACTACACCGCCGTTCTGGTTGGCCCACAGGCCGATTTCATTTCTGCCAATCAGACTGAGTTTAATTACGTTTGCTATTCTCAAGGACTGGACCACCCTGCAGGTGCACCTACTCATTCCGCCGTCACCCAGAGAAGTTCCCTTTACAGGATCATCCATCTCCCATCCCGTAACATCACAACAATTTTTTCAAAATTAATGTTCACTCTAAAACAATGCACATCAGTGTGGGACCCTAATAACAATATGTGCGTAGAAATAACCCGCTCAAAGATTACTTCATATCTTCTGCTGTACCCACACATCAGGACAGTGAGATACTTTGCCCTGGCAGCTCTCGCATACATAGGTGATGAAAAACTAAATCTAGAAGAGCTAGTCAGAAGATACGACTGGTCTGAACTCCGAAAATACACAACAATTTTAGGAGCAATAAAATCCGTTTATAATGTAAATTCTCTGGATGACATTGGTCTCACCCAATACCAAGAAGACAAAAAAGGAATGTCTTCTATGATTCACAATGTTTCATATACAGGAAAGAACTGCCCTAAGTCTCTTCAAGACTTCTTTCAAAATACTTTCAGGTGGATGGAGAAAGTTCAGTTCAAACACATTGATGTTGTAACCTGGTCACGTAAATTTGCCGAAAAATTCATTGTTCATTTTTCCACGCCTAATAAACAATTTTACTTCGCCAAAAAAGTTGCCTACGTCCAGGAAATTTTAAAAGAGAAAAATAATTAACAGTTTTTCATAAAGTGGATATGTGGGCCGGCACATATTCACTAACAGGTCTATGTATATACCGGCAAAATAAATAAAAATTTAAAAATACAAAAATAAATAAAAATGTTAAAAATTTAAAAATAAAATAAAAATTACTAACCTTAATATAAGTTTAGAAACCCGTGCGGATTAGCCGCCAGGTTTAATATTAACCCTAGTCTAACTTAGTTTTAGACAGCCAGCCAGAAATGGCCGAG